CAGTCCCCTACACACCCCGCGCGCCGATGACGCGCGCCGTTTCTACCCACAGGTCAAACATCACGCCGGCGTACCCCACGCCGCCCAACTCGATGTTGATGACGCCCGTATCACCGCCCAGCCATGCATCAAGCACGCCGGGCAGGGGGGTTGTGTTATCAGATAGCTGCAAGCTGGGGCGCCGGGTGAACGCCTCTTCGAACCGCTCGAAAAACGGCTCGCAGAGCTCCTCGGCTTCCCCCTCAATTCCGCGTGCCCACGATTTCACCACCAGCGCCAGCCGGTACAGGCGGCGCGTGATTAAGGTGTCCGACGCGCCCGGCTCCCCGTCACGCCCGCTCTGCCGGGTGCCCTCACCGGTCAGTACCACCACGAACGGGAGTTGCGCGTTGGCCAGGCTGCGCGGTGAACGGTCTGCCCCTGCCACACCTTCAATGAGGCGGCAAATTGCGGCGATCCGCTCCTTCACGTCGGTGACGGTCATACGCTCCCCACCCGCGCCCGCTGGTAGGGCGCCAGCAGTGCCTTGATATCGGCTGGCATGTCAGACGGCACGGTGACCACGCCAAGATTGGGCATGCCCTGCGTCTCGAACGGCGCGTCGGCCTGGTGGTAGTACCACGCCACCAGCCTGACCGCCGCGTGCACAATGTCGTCGGGCGGTGTAGCAGTGTAGCCCCAGGTACCCTCAACGGCAATCGCCATTTCCGGATCAGTGAGGTACGTCCATCGCTTGCCTGATGAGGCGCGCAGCAGGATGCCGTAGTGTGGCGGCTCGTTGCCCGGCATTAGCACATAGTCACTCGCGCTGAGCACTTCCCCGTCGCCGTTGGTGATCCGGGTCACGGCCAGCAGGTCTTTATCGAGCATGAGTAGCAGACCACGATTGAACACATCATACACCGCATGATAGTAGCGCGTGGCAGTCACCCCGGTGAACGTCCGCTGGCAGTAGCTGTCAATGCGCGCCCGCGCCCGTTCAATCAGGAGCGATAGCTGTGCATCGTCGGCCACCTTATCGGTGCCAAGATATGCTTTGACGTCATCCAGTGTGCAGTACCCCGCCATGCATCACCCCCGCTGTGGCAGAACCGCCACACCTCCAGCCCGCGCGGGCAATGTCGCGCTGGGTTCCTGACGGACTACGCGCTCCCAGCCCGGATGCTTTTCCTGCACGAGCTGGCGCGCCTCGTCCTCGCTCTTGGCCAGCACCACCACAAACCCGCGCCAGCGATTGCGCCAGATGTAAACCTGTGTCGGTTCGGTCATTCTTCACTCCTGCTGACCGGGGCGGGGCATGCACCCCGCCCCGTCTCATACACTAACCGACATTGAACTTCACGCCGTCCGTCGGCGTGTTCGACACCGGCGCTTTGTATGGCTCGGCCAGAATGGCGACCGCCGACAGGTAAGTGCTCGCCGCGGCAGGGGTGACCACCAGCGCCACGTGGCTATATCCAGAACCGAGATCCACGTCGCGCACCTCAATGATGCCGACGTTGTTGTCATCAGTGCCCGTGAACGATGCCGACTTTCCGGTGATGTCTGTTGCCCCGGTGCCCGTTCCGCTGGTGGCTTTCTGCACCTTCACCGCCACGGCGTCACTGGTTGCACCCAGCGACACCGCAAACAGGATACGCCGGTATCCGCGCATGGCGATCCAGGCGCCCGTCGAAGCCGAGGCCCCGTAAGCCGCCGGGTCCAGCGCCTTCCGCACGGCCAGGTTTTTGTTCAGTGTACGCATTGCTTATACTCCTTCACCCGTCAGGGTGCGCTAGGGCTGCACGTCCGTGAGAACCTCGATCGACTCCGGATGCCGCAGCGCAACATCCATGCGCAGGATTGCGCGAATCCAGGTCTGATCATCCGCAAACGCCGTCCCCGCCTGGTTCGATGCCATGATTTCGAGCGACTTGCGCATGCCGACGATGACGTCATTCCACTGCCCGAAGTACATGCGGGTCTCATTGGTGCCATCAATCGCGATCTGGGTCGTGGTGTACCACGGATAGTCGAGCAGCGTGCTAGGCGGTGCCCCACCGAGCGCCTGCTGAGCCGGGCCGGGGCCCGCAAAGATGAGGTTGCCCGCAGTGTCCTCCAACTGACGGAGCGTCGCCTTCTCGCGCGGATTGAACACCCACGCCCAGCGGGGCTCCGGCATCACGTTCTCCGCCTCGACGCGGTAGACGGCTGCCGACAGGGCAGCATAGGTGGGCTTGGCGTTCAGCGGCGTGGTGGTTGCCCCGCTGTACAGGATACCGCGCGGCTCGCCGCCCAGACCCGACCCTTCCAGGATCACCCGGTCAATCTCCAGCGCCGCGACGCGTGCGATATCTTCGCGGATGAGCGCGTCAATGGCCGGGTCGCTGTCTTCAAGCAGTTCGTTCGAGAGCTTGACCAGAATGCCGAGCTTCTTGGCGATGAGCGTGATCTGACCGAACGTCGGTTCCGAGGCCGTGATGGTGCTGTTCTCCCCAACCCAATACGCCGTCGCCCCGCCGGTCTGCGTGGGGATGGTCAGCGTGGGTCGGTTCAGGGGGAGTTGCCGGCATAGCGGCAGCACCACACTGTCAGCGCGGAGCAGCTCAATCACCTGGTTCGATTGCTCGACCGGCACCAGATAGCCACCAGCCGTGTCCGGGTCAATGCCGAGCGCCTTGTGCTCCGCCTTGATCCGCTGGTGCTCGCGCTCCAGAACGTCGTAGCGCCGCTCAGCCACAGCCTTGATCCAGCGCCCCAGTGTCAGCGGGCGGTCGTCGCGGCTCAGGTTCAGGTTCACGCGCTTACCCGCCAGTGCACCACCGCGCGGCTCAGCCGGCAGCAACTCACGAAGTGCCTTGGCGACGCTCTCCTGCACGAGCTTGTCGAGCTGCACCGAAAGTGTAGCCTGTTCAGCCATAGCGGCCTCCTCTTCCGGCGCCGCCTCTTCCTGCGGCGCCACGTGCGACGCGACGAACGCCACCAGTTCGGCCAATGCCACCTCAACCGAGACGCCCGCCATCTCGGCGAGCTGCTCGGCTAGCGGGCGCAAGGCCTCGGCGATCATGTTGCTGCCTTCTGCCTGCTTCACCGCCGCGGCGATGGTGTCGCGCTCTGCTTCTGCATAGGCACGGATGAACGTCCGCGCCTGTTCAGGTGTCAGTTTCATCGTGTTGTCTCCTGTTGTTGCTTTAGGTTCCAGCGATAAGCCCGCTTCACCTTCCAGCACCCGCGCGCCCTGAACCGGCGCGGCCTCTCGCTGTGCGGGGCGGGCGTAGTGCTTGAGCACCAAACCAGTATGCCGTGGCTCGGCGGGGGTCGGGGTGGCTGACATCTCCACAATTGGCCAGCACTTCAGCCACCCGTCTGCTTCTCGCCGCACCATATGCGGCACACTACCCGACGACCAGTGTAACACACCTCGTTTAACCAGGTCAAGCACGCGCTCGACCCAGTCGTTGTGTGCCTCGATTTGACCTTCTACCCACAGCCCGACGTCATCCATCAACACCTGGTCAATCGTGCCGATCAGGTAGTCGCGGGCGTCGCCGTCTTTCACCTGTGAGCGTGGTAGCTCGCTTTGCGCGTGGTTGTACAGCATCGGCCAGTGCACCTTCACGCGCTCGCCCGGTTGCAACTGGCGCGGCGGCATGAAGAAGTTTGAATGCGGCGTGAAGTAGTCGCCTTCCAGGTCGGTTCGCTCAGGGTCGCCCCAGACCACGCCATAGCCACCAACCCGGTTGCCGTCCAACCGCTTGATAGTGGTGGCTGGCGCCGCCTTGGCCTCCGATGCATACAGCACCCGCACCTGCTCGAGCGCCTCTTGCCGCGTCTCATGACAGCCGAGCGTCTCACCGACCGGCTCGCCGTCTGCACCTTCTTTGTACACGCAGTACTCCCCATCTTGCTTGCGGATGATGTACGGCATAGCTCATCCTCCCAACCGTCGCGCGACCCCACGCTGAATGCCCACCTCAAACGCCCGCCGCACCTGAGCGGTGCCTTCGACGGCGAACGTCTGAAGCGTTTTCCAGTTTCCCTTGTGATACGCCGCTTGCCGATCCCGGTCAATGACGTACACCGCATAATCCCGGTTCGTGCCATAAATGACGTCGGTCACCTGGCCACTTTGCCGCACCTCATACGTCAGCGACTTGACCAGCGTACCCGTGCGGACGTATCCGCCGGAGATGACCAACACCTTTCGCCCGTCTATGACCTTATACACCGCCCGCCAGCCGGGAAGTTCTTTGCTCTCGCCGCGCGCTTTGCGGTGCATGGTAGACCACCACCACGCCCTCTGTTTCGCCGTCCAGAGGTGCGCCTGGCGCTGCTTGCGCACCGGCGGCGGCAGGGCAGTGCGCACGATGCTATCGAATGTAGCACCCGCCAGCTCACCGGCTTCTCTCAGGATCGCCTGCTGCTCGCGCTGGGTGAAGCGCTCCAGCCGTTGGCGGTGCTGCTTCCAGTCGCCCAGGTCAATCGCCACGTCAGCCACCGTCGGCCTCCAGCTCTACTACCGGCGCCAGAAAACAGCGGCACCCAGGATGAGCGGGCGGGCGGTAGCGCTTGCCCGTCTGTGGATGCACCCACACGTCATGCAGTTCGGCACTCGTATTGTTGAGTGCGCCGCAGATGGGGCAGACGTGGGCGTCTTGGTTCGTGCGCCAGCGGGCTTTCTGCACACCCGCCTGTGTCCAGCGGGCCACGCTGCCCTCGGTGAAGGCGCGGGTGGTTTCGGTCTGGGCAATCAGCCGCGCCCTCTCGCGGCTGGTGGCCCACCGCAGACGCCATCCCGACCAGTTGGGCGGCATGTCCAACCCGGACAGGTCGCCCTCTAGCGCCTTGGCCAGGTCTTCTAAGCTTCCCCCCGCATTCATCCACTCGGTGATCGCCTGGCGGAACGTGTCGAGCGTGGTGTCATTGATGCCGCGCACCATCGTCACCGCATACTGGCGCGCCCACTCCAGAGCGAGCTTGTGCACCAGGGCCCAGTCAATGGTGAGGGCGTCCTTCTGAGCCTTGCCCTGCCTGAGCAACTCTTCACCCCTGGCAGCCCCGGCCAGAAAGACGCGGGCCAGCGGGCCGGGGTCTTCCGCGGTGCCCGCCAGCCGTTGCACGAGCAGGTCGTGCGCCATGCTGGCGAACGCGCCCAGGTCGAGCTCCGCCTTGTCCATCCCGCCCTCTCGCAGCGCAGCCGCCACGCGGGCGGGCAGTTCATCCCAGACGCCCTCAAACGCCGCGGCCACCAGCTCGAACAGCTGGTCAAACCCGCGCCAGTATGCCGCGAACTCTTCTGGTGTGGCCAGTTCGCTATCCTCGGCCTTCACCTGTGCGGTCGCCCAGGCAAACGCCCGCTCGATCCACTCCTCACGTGGCGTCTCGCCATCCCACGCGGCCAAGTCAGCGCGTAGCCAGGCCGCGATCCCGTCCGGAATATAGTCACTCTCGAAGGTAGCCGTGGCGCCTTTCTTGGCCACCTTCCGCTGCCAACGTCGCAAGTCGGCCAGTGCCAGCTCGCGCCAGGCGTCCGCGCTGTTGCGCCGGGGCGACACCTCAGCGTCAATGATGAAGCCCGGCCCAATCAGCGCCCCGTCGTCTGTCTGCACCACCGGGGCGCTGCGCAGAGGTGGCAGCGCGAACGGGTTAGCTGGTTGGGGGCGCAACACGTCAAACACGCCCGCCTCAATATCACGCCGTGGCACCAGTTGCCCGCCGATGATGAACGCGTCCACTGGCAACGGCTCCAGGCCTTCACGCTCCCGCGCCTCATTGATGCTGAGGTACCCCGCCGCTACGCCAATCTGGTTTCGTTGGCTGATTTCGACAAGGTCTTCTTGCAGCGCCTCAATCTGCGAAGTATCAGGCTCCAGCCGCGCGCCGGGGATACCATAGCGGGGCACCAGTCGGCTGTTGAGCGTGTCCACAATCTGGTCAAGTTCGGGCAGTATGGTGAGCGTGTGAAAATTCGCGTAATCCTGGCGGGCCGCATATAGCGCCGGGTCGGCGGCCTGGGCGATGGACATGGGCACGCCCAGCGCGGCGCAGATATCGCGCCGCTCTTCTTCTCGGAGCTCTACCATCGCCAGGTCTTTGAGCGGCTGTGTCACCACCTGATACTCGAACAGCCCGCCTTCCAGGATGGCCGTTCCATGCGCGCGCTCGGTGCCCTGGAAGCGCCGCCGCCACTCGATT